ATGGCAAAAACTGAAATTACCGGCACAATTTATTTGAATCACGGCAGATATTGGTATCGAATCAAGTTGCCCGGCGAAACATCATTCCGCCAGATACCACTCAAGCCAACCGGCTCAAAATACGCAACAAAAGATTATCAGGTTGCTCAATCAATCGCCGAAGATGTTTATAAGCAACTCTGCCAAAAAAAAGATACCCCACTGCCGGACTGTAAGACGATAGCCGATTTAACAATCCGATACTTGACGCACGCCGAGGGCTATTACAAGGATAGCCGGGAGCCGGAAAACATCAGCTATGCTCTTAAACCGCTCAAAGAACTTTATGGCGGAATCCCCCTGGATGATTTCGGCGTTGACAAACTTGACCAACTCCGTGAAAAAATGGTTGAGGGCAAGAAACAATGCCGCAAAGTTATCAATAAGCGAATTTCTATGATATGCCGTATGTTCAAGTGGGCGGTGTCCAAGCAGCTCTGTTCGATTTATACCTATCAGACCTTGCTTACATTAGAAAGCCTCAAATTCGGTCGCAGCACTGCCAGAGAATCAAAAAAGGTATTGCCTGTGCCTGTGGAGCACATCGAAGCCGTTTTGCCGTTCCTAAGTCAAACCGTTGCGGATATGGTGAGATTACAGTTGCTTACAGGTATGCGGTCAACAGAGCTTTGCACGCTCCGGCCTTGCGATGTTGACCGGTCAAAAGATATTTGGATTTACAAGCCGACAAAATTCAAAAATCCACACATTGAGAATTACGAGCGGACTGTGTATCTCGGCAAAAAGGCACAGGCGATTTTAGAGCCTTATTTGCTCCGGCTGCCGGGCAGTTATTGCTTTACCCCGGAAGAAGCCGAGCGGCAGGCCGGTAGAATCCGGCACAAAAAATATCAGCCGTGTTACAATCGTCGGAGCTTTTATACCGCGGTCAACAGAGGAATAAAGGCTTGCAATAAAGACATAAAAAAGAAATATAAAGGCGTAGAGATTGATTCCGATAAAATTCCCTTGATACCCCACTTTCACCCCCACCAATTCAGGCACACACAGGGGACAAACGTAAGAGCCAAGATGGGATTAGAAGTTGCATCGGCTTCATTAGGACATAAAAGCCTTAAAATATCAGAGGTTTATGCCGAGCGGGACACGAGCAAGGCGGTCGAGGCTGCTAAAATAATGGGATAAGCAATGTCTTGCTTTTTTGATTAAAAAATTGTATTATCTCATAGAAGATTGAACAAAACATTTTTTGGGAGCAGGGATTATGAGGTTATTTGTTTTACTGGCACTGGTTTTCATCGTTACAAGTCCGGCAGTCGCTTTAACAGAATGGTATCTCGGCTATGCGGCGGGGTCGAATGATTTATATAGCCTGTGGAGTGGCTCGTTGAATTATGATTGTATCGGGCTGGGATGGAGTGGCACTGGCCGTCTGAAACAAATCAGCCCTTTTATCACGACTGTTAATGCCAAAGTTCTCGGTATGGGTTATTATTCTGGAAGCTACGGCTATTGGGAACTTAAAAACGGCACGGCAAATATCGCTCTCGGAGCAATTGTCGGTTATGCTGGTAATGCCGAAATAAAACAGCTTGCCGGGACGTGTACGATAGGCAACGGAACTACTTTGGGTTATGTTGGCACTGACCCGCTTACCACTGGCGGCAATGGCATTTATTCTTTGCTCGGCGGCTCACTGATAACCCCTGCGATTCAAATAAACGGCACAAGCAAGCTGAATATCACTGACGGCATATTGAGGCTTACAGGCGACAAGACGGCTCTGGTAAGCGGATATGTAACGGCAGGCAAGATAACAGCCTTTGACGGCGTTGGCTCTGTAATCGCTTCCTATGCTTCTGGATATACCACCGTCTCGGCGGTTATTCCAGAACCAGCAACGATGCTTTTGGCCGGATTAGGGTTGATTATTTTTCAACGATTCCGGCGTTAGTTTCCAATTTTTGTAGTCTGTCCAGAACATCTTGCCACTGTGCTGTTGTGATAAGGCCAGGCTTATCTATTCTTCTGGCCGTAATCTCTCAAAATTCTTTCATCGTTATTAAAGTACGAAGCCTTGCAACCTATCAGAGTGGGGGCTGTTTTGACTAATCCCGTGCGGGTATCCATAACAGCGACAATTCGACCATCGTAGCTCATCTGCATTTGATATGTTCCTGAACCGCCTTCGTTTATCATACCGTAGGCACAAAATAAACAAAGACCCAAAATTAAGCCAATTACTATTTTTGTCATTTTCCGCTCCTTATGGATTTTGAAATACTTTAAAAATTTAACATCCGTGAAACGATAAATATCCCTCTGATTTTTGGATTATAACAAAACCGACAATCAAAGTCAAGAAGTTTCCTCATTCAAGACAACTTCCAGTTATACGCAATATAGTTGTTATTATTTTTTAAACTCTTTTAAAGATAAATAACGAACTCTGGCATAGGTGGTACCTGCACTTGTGGAAGTTACTTTCATATAATAAGTATATGTACCTGCTGCCGGATTATCAGAGAAACTTCCACCAAACAACATTATTCCAGCCTGCCCCAAAGCGTCTTCGCTATCGTAAATTTCCGTACTACCCCTATATATCCTAAGCCTATGATAGTAACTCATCGAATAACTAAAATCAATATACACGGTGTTACCAGTGGTGGTAATTTCGACGCTCTGTATAGTAGTTTCCGTAGTGCCGCTTATTGCCAGTTGTGCTGCTGTGTAATTACTAACCGGTACAGTTACCGCATTATTTGCTATATTCGAGGTATCTACTTCCAAGTCTCCAATTTTTGCTGACGTGATTGAGGCATCGGTAACTGTTAATTTTGTAGTTCCTGAATCGTTAAATAAAATAGCTGTCCAGTTTGCACCAGCGTCATTTGATACACTTATCCCACTGGTGTTTATCTTCATTCTTGTATTTTCGCCGAGACTAAATAAAATCTCTCCCGATGTGATATTTCCGAGATTTGCGGAAAGAGAGGACAGATATTCTGCGGTTATTGTCCCTGCCTGAATCAGTCCACCGTGCATTATTTTTTGAATGTTTGGGGCATAGACCGTGCCTGCTTCGTTAATACACATTATCCATTTGCCAACACCAATGGCCGTGGCTAATGTATTTGTGCTTAAAAAGACAGTAGGCGACCCACCGTCCCAATATATGTATTTATCGGTAGTATTTCCCGCTGTGATTTCATAGCTTATGCCTGAAAGATTGAACAGTATCGGGTTTGTGCCATCCGTTTTCGACCAAGAGACTTTGCCGGCAACCGGAGTATTTGCGTTCCAAGTCAGATTGGTTGTTGACGGCGTGTCAATGTTCGGAATGTTTAGAATAGTTGACGGATACATTCTCTTGATTTCATCCCAAGTTATTGGCTGGGATGGATTGCCGCCTGCATTGCTTCCGGGCGATGTGTAATTTGTTATAGGAATAACCGGCGTTAAGTCATCGGTCTCGTACACTTCATCATTGTATTCCAAGCAGGTAAGCGTAAAGACCTGCTCCGCTGTCGGCTGAATTGCAATAACTCTGTATAGTTTTACAGGGCTTGTCTGTTCGCCGAAAATATAAACATCGTCAGCCTGTGGAGCGATTGCGAATGCTGTTGATACTACAATCCTGTTGAGATTATAAAGCCCGCCGTCAACGGCTACGTCTGGAATATCCTCATTGACAGTTATGATTGTGTTTGTACCATCAAACGTAGAGTCGCCGTCCAGCGTATAAATGCCATCATTGCCAGTCGAATCGGCAATTTTAATCCTATCCTCATCTTTGTAGCAAAGGGTATAATTGCCCGCGATTTTGAATTGCTTAGTTTTATATGCCTCTATCGGCGGCGTAAAATCTGCTGTCCAGCGAGCGATGCCTTTAGAGATACGAAATTCGTCTATCCAGCCATTAAGCGGCCAAGAGGCTCCCTGATAGCCGCCAATTTCAAGTACAGCAGGTACATTTGTAAGTGCACCAATTGAGCTTGTTGTCGCGATAGCTATACCATCAAGACGAATAGTCATTGTATCGCCATTCCTAACCAACTCTATGTGATACCAAGTGTCCGCAACAATGGACACAGCAGCTCCTAAAGTTATATAAGGAGATTCACCTGTTGCGAATGCAATACCACCAGCGTAGTACCTAAGCCACCAATAGTTACCTACACCATCCGATTGCCCGCAAAAACACGCAACATCTACTCCTGTAGGCACGACTGCAAATCTAACCCAAAAATCTATCGTAAAATCACCACTTCCAAAATTCCAATCTTCTGAATCAGGAATAGTTACATAATCAGAATCACCATCAAGCAAAAGAGAGGCAGTGCCGAACGCTTTTTGGGCGGTATCAAGCTGTGCCGTACCTTCAAGTGAAATCGTTTGCCCCGTTATGGCAATTTGGTCAGTAGTATCGGCATCAGTCCCGTCAAAATGGCATAGCAATTTAGTGTACGCATCTTCGCCAAAGCCCACAATGTCGTTGTACTGCGATAGAACCGCCTTTTGCTCTATATCGTCCGTATTTCGGCGAACATATAGACTGTAAAGAGCATCGGCTCTATACTCCAAATCTTTATCTACAATAACATCCTGCTCCGAACCGGATAACACTCTGCCGCCGTCTCCCCATTGAGGGACATCGTGCTGAAAATAAATAATATCGCCGATTGTGCAGGCAATAGCATCGACATCGGCAGAAAATTCAATCGTTGATTTCAGTAGCCGATTTTGAGCAAGCTGATACATACCAGCCCGCCAAGCCTCTGATTGTTTAGAAATACCGAAAAGTTCAAGCGTTATTTTATTTGATATGTTTTCGATACCAACATCAAAAACCGTCAAAGGCACCCTGTTAAAGTCCTGCAATTCATCTCTGTAATTTATTTCGATTTCAGACGCTAAATCCTGTTGCGGCAAAAATGTTTGTTTAAAGCTGTCCGCGTGAATGTTTCCAACGCTGAATAATTGAACAGCAGTACCGGCCTTGTCAATGGCTAATGTTAAATTTATTCCATTCCAAACGAGCACGCAGCGGGCAATTTCGCAGACTTTCCAAGCCGCTTCCCACATAGTCGTTGCTGTGTCAAATCCACCATTGAAAGTAATGCGTTTTTCCGTTGAACCCGCTCCATCGTCAACTAATTCATCGCAAAACAGAGCAAGTTCATAAAACTTTGCGATGTCAAGACGTGCAGGGTCTATCCCATCGTATCTCTCGATTTCGTATGGGTCTAATTCTGTGCCGCTGCCAGTAATAACCGGCTGTGTTAAAATGTCCCAGAGAACCCAAGCCGGATTCGTATTGTATTCCAAGCTCCAGGTTGAGCCACCAAATACGTTGACAATCGCACCCTCTTGTACGCAAGATACTGTTATTGAGCCTGACAACTGGTCTGTGGCAAGGGCTTCTATGCCAAGCAAGGATGTTTTCGGATAAACAAAATCATCGTTTATAACTTCACGAACCGAACCAAGTCGCAACTGGTCGCCGTATCTCGACCCGGCTTCTGCGGTTGTTTTCGTAACCCTAATATCATATTTTTTACCATTGGTTATCGACACAGCAGAACCGCCTGTATAAGTTTCGCTCGATAAATATGATGCTCTTACCGCCGATGTTGATGATGCCGAAATGGTCTCCGCGACCAATATGTCCCAATCATTTAAACCCGATTCACTAATCTCAATTTTTATACCAATGCCGTGCGAACTCAATCCGCCAGCATCGTTTGCGTAATAAATACCCCTATCAAAAAGCAATTCTATTTCCAGTGCATCAAAATCACTATCCGGCGTTATGTATATGCGGGGCGTTCCATTCGCAACAACAATGTTTGGTCGATATTCTGGCTTTGTTTCTGTAAAAAAGCTGATTACTGTCTGGTCTATTGTACCAAAACGCTCCTCGGTAGTAACATTTGAATAATAACTTGCCGGCTGATTGTTTATTTGTATAGAATCGGAAACTATTCCTTTGACGGGTCCCGCACCAAGAGCAACCAGCATTTTTAAATACTGTTTCGTGCTATCTGTTTCGTCAACTTCGGTATGAACAGCAACTACATTGCCATACAGTTTGTTTTTACCGTAAAATTTTGGAGTAACAAGCCCTTGTTCTTGTGTAGTCTGCGGCGACCAGCCATATACTTGTGAGTTTTCCCAGTTATTATCGAAATTAGACTTTGCCCCCTTATTCATCATTGAGCTTATGAGCAGTCCACCGGCCACGACAACTGTAGCCATAGCGATTGTATAAGCCATAGTACCTGCCGTAAGTCCCAACATCGTACCTGCAACGAACGGAGCGGCAATACCCGCAGTTGCAATCATAAGAAAAATACCCAAAAAACCTTTTCCGTTACCACCCCCATCGCCTCTTAAAATCGGGACAAGTGCTACGCTATCCCCGGCTCTCGGTATCGTTATTTTCCAGTATTTTTCATCAACTATTTGGCCATTGACAGAAATTGCAATATCTACGTTATCAGGCAAAGTCATTAATCGGAGTTCGTGCAAGGTCTCCTGACGATAAGGCATTGTTGCAATTTCACGCTTTGACTTATCGAGCGGATTTTTAACTTTAATTATTTGGAGTTCTAACATAGCGATAGTACCCATCAATTTTTTTAATCCAGTTTAGATTATCAAGCCTCTCGACAACAACGTTGCGTTTAGCCATAACGTGTATAAATGTCCGGCAATCCTCTAATACCACGCCGACGTGCGTTACATACGGCGGCCTGACTTTGAATGTAACCAAGCAATATGGCTCAGGCTTTTCAATGTTAATAAAATGCTCACATAAACCTTGTTCAATAGCTACTGAACGTTCTGACAAATCTTCAATCGGTTGTCGTTCTGGTATTTCGACACCTGCCCTGCGACATACCTCACAACACAAATTGTAGCAGTTCCATCCGGTATCGCCTGTGCCGTTAAGGTCGAACGGTTTGCCGATTAAATCAGTAATGTCGATTTTTGCGTCAGGCAATCCGCACGCTCCCGCTCCGCATTCCCGTAAATCCGCCAAATCTTACGGAATTACTTCGCAACCGGCAGTCGGCTAATGTTCGTTTGCAAGTTGTTTCGGCTCCGGTATATCCACACTCACAAGATTTAAAATGCCAGCGACAATGCAAAGCTAAATATCGTTCCAACGGATACCTCCGCCGCAATGGATTCGGAGCACCAAGCGTAAACGTTACCCATTCAGCCGTGCTTTGGCAGGCCAAAATATCGCAGGTGATTTTGAGTTCGCTGTAATTTTCGGCAAGTAACTCAGAATTCACAATCGTTATATCAACAACAGAGCCGTTGCCACCGCTTAAAGTTTGTAAATAGGGCTGCAAAAGTCTTGTGATATTTCCAACTCTTAGTGTATAAGTCGGTATTTCACCTTTAGATGTTGTTTTGGGCGGGTCAAATTCAAAAGGAAAGGCTGTATAAAGATGCCCGTATGCGGCTGTCGGCGGTGTGAAATCTGCCGTCCAGCGAGCTATGCCTTTGGATATACGAAATTCATCTATCCAGCCATTGAAAGGTATAGTTGATAAATTTGAGCCTATGTTAAAAGGAGCAGTAGTTATTGTTAATGTTCCCGCTTGTGTTACAACTAAATCAGAAATTCCATCTACGCGTAAAGTGTAAACATCGCCACTTCTAATAAGGGAAATATGATACCAAGTATCAACAGCAAAATCTGATTTAGAACCATTATTGTCTATCGCCCAGGAAGTTCCGTTTATTGAAACTGCTAAATGCAAAGTACCGCTTGCTCCCCCTGTAAAGAATAATAAAATCGGAGAATAACCAGTACCATTTGATTTAGAAAAAAGAGCTTGATAGGGACTTCCTGTAAGCGAAGCAAATCTAACCCAAAAATCTATCGTAAAATCACCACTTCCAAAATTCCAATCTTCTGAATCAGGAATAGTTACATAATCTGAATCACCATCTAACAAAAGTGATGCTGTGCCAAATTTCTTTTGTGCTGTATCAAGTTGTGCTGTGCCTGCGAACGTCGCCGCTCCCTGTACTGGGTCGGTGTATGCCGTTGCTTCGTCCGCTCCATCAAAATGAGAGCATAATTTAGTGTAGGAATCTGTTACAACGTCAGACGGAAAAACAACGTCTTCATTATTCCTGACAAGTTGCAAAACGGTTTCCGCATCATCGGTCAACGCAATATCGAGCAAAATTAGCCAAGCCGCTTTTGTGCTTAATTTATTTTTCTCTATTACCAGATTACTTGAAATGGTTTTAATGTTACACCTCTACGATTTCAATTTGAACGTTCCATTCGTGTTGCTGGCTATCTTCAAGCGTATAAACAACAAGCTTTCCAAATTTGACAGTATAAGACGCATTATCAACAGGATTTACCCAAGTGAATGAATCCGCTCCATATCGCACTGTAGTTCGCTCAAAGGTCTCAATCAGTTCTTTGTCGGTGTTCGACAACTGGCTGTAATTGAAAGACCATTTTTGAGGAACTGACGTAAATTTTGCCCGCGTCTGGACTTTACCGTTTTCAAAACCATTCCGCAAGGTCGGGTCTGTGGCGGCTTCCTGCTGAAAGCCTACGGCATCTGGATTAACTGAAAGCGTAGGAAAACTACTCATTAGCCATTCCCTCTCATCTTGTGATATAGCGTGCCGTAATTATCAATGTTATCAGCAACAACCGATATAATCCATTCTTTGCCATTAAATTGCGGCTTACCCTGTTGTTTCATTGGCTGGCCTGTATTGTTATTGATTATCACGTTGGGCGGTATGTTATTTGAGGATTCCCCGCTGGTTACTGCCTGAACGCCAAGCTTGCCATTGATTCTTGTCAGTGGCATTACGGCTTCGGCACCGGCTTCGCCCATAAGACCATAGCCCCTTGCCATAGGGAAGTATGTCGGACTTTCAACTATTCCACCGTAAGCATAAGGCGTAACCGCTCCATCACTGAAAACTCTGCCCTGGGCAGCATACGAACTCATAGCGGCATTTGAATCACCTGCCGGACTGCCGCCAAAAACGCCACCAAATATCCCGCCGATACTACCTGTCATTGACGACACGATACTTGCCATCGCAGCCCGCATTTGTACTTTGATAATATCAGCAATCATTTCGTTGCAAAGCGATTTAAAATCAATCTTGCCAGTCATAACCATTTCGGAAATAGCGTCTGACATTCGATTGAGATTGTCAACTGCAACATCGCCCATATTTGCCCAGACATTAGTAGAGGACGATACCCAGTCGTCAATTTTCTGGTTAAATGCACCAACGCCCCTTTGAGCCTTTTGGACTTCAATTAGCTTTTGCCGGTATTCTTCCATTACCCTGATATTTTCTTCTGTACCCGCACCATAGGCAATATCAGCCTCTTTTTGGAGCTTCATCATTTCAACTGCACGCTCTCGCTCGTCATTGCTTTTGCCTATTAGAGACCGCTCAAACTCAAGCGTTTTGAAAGCATCTTCAATTTTCTCTTTGGCGTTTATTTGCTCGGTCGAAAATTTCTGGACTGCATCGGCGGCATCTTCAAAACCCGCAGTTGTCGCGGTTGTCGCTACGGCCTGCTCCTTTAAGCTCTTTTCTGTTGTTGTTTTTTCCGGTGGATTTAACATATCAGAAAAAACCTTACCAGTCAGATTGTCCCTTTGGAATGAATTATAAAACGCCTTGTCTCTAAGCTCGGACTGAACCTTTCTGTTTGCTGCGGCTGTATCATCTATGTCCGAAGTGTCCCAATCAACCTTGTCAATATGTAGTTTTTTGCCAATCCAAGAGTCGGCAAGTTTGTTTTGTATCTTCTCAATACCGTTTATGGCCTCGGACGTTGCCTCTAAAAGCGTTGCAGGTATGCCAATTAAAAACGTGGCCGTAAGCTGCATAAGGCCGTAAAATGTTTCGCCTAAATCAACGCATAGTGCCAGCGGAATAGTTAAAGCCCTGAAAATACTTTCAAGGCTCTCTGTTGAATCTGTAAAGGCTTTATTTTGTGAAATTGTTTCAGTAAGACGCAAATTAAAGCTATCCAATGCGGCTGCCGCTCCATTTGCAGACGGTATCATTTCTCCGAATGTTTGAGCGACATTACCTAATGAGTTTTTGAATTGTTCCCAAGACCCGCTACTTGTACTTATTGCAGCGGTAGCAAGATGAAAAGAATCTGTACCGATTCTCAAGACCTCAGTAAATTTTTCCTGTGCCGTCAGGCTATCATCAAGGACAATGCCGTATCTGGACAGCATTTGGGTTTGTCCCTGCGAAGCCCTGCCGATAAGTTGCATTGCAGAAGCCAAATCCATGCGGTATTTTGCGGCTAATCCCGCTGCGGCTATGGCGGCATCGTCAAGCTGACTGGTGGTAACGCCAAGATTCTTTGCATACGCCATTTGTGATATTATCAAATCATCGTCATAAATGGTTAGCTTTTGCATTTCCGATGCAAACCCGTTGAATTTACTCATAACAGAATCAAGCTGTTTGCCGGTATCACTAAGGGCTGCCGCAAGTTCGGACTGTGCCTTTTCCGCTTCCCACGCATTAGAAATCATATACTTAAAGACGGCACCGGCAGACACTACGCCAACAAGCCGTTTAAAAGATGACATAAGCGTATTATTCGAGCCGCTCACCTTATCAACGGCATTCGCGGCTTTTGCAGCTGAATCAGAGATACTTGCTGTTGCACCGTTAAATTGAACTGCTCCGGTAGCCGCCCCTCTTGCATCAATCGCTAATTGTAGTGTTGCCATTATTTGCCCTTTTTCTTTTTGGCATTCTGTTCCTGTGTATGCTTATCGGAAGCCCATTTGCACCACTCATTGTCCATCGCCAAAATCAGTTCGTAAAACTCTAAATCATCAATCTGACGAAAATTCAAATACGTCAAAATATCAGACGTTCTCAGTGGGCTTATGCCAAACCCACTTTGCCTGCCACTGTGAAGCTGTTCAAATGCCTGCCATATTGGAATAAGGTCGTCAAAAAGCTCCGGCCTGTTTTCAATCGCCGGTACTCGCTTACCTTTTGCCGCAATTTTTTCGAGTTGTTGAGCATAATTTCCCCATTCCAATTGCCATCGCAGGCATTCAATTAGTTTTTTATTGATTCCTTTTTAGTTTCCTGTCGATAACGTGCAGCACTCGTTGACTCGTTGATAATAAAATCGTACAAATCGACAAGTTCAGGTTTTCTGAATAACTCGAGAGCGTTTTCGGGACTGTAAGGAATTGGCTTGCCGGCCTCGTCCTCAACGTTTTTCCAGCCGACCAGTATGCATTTTGCGGCTGCCTGTTTTGTCAAGTCGAGGCGTTTCTCTGCGTCAAATGAACCAGCTCTCATTTCTTTTAAATGTGGCTCAATGAGAGTCTTTAAGTACTTTATATATTCCGCATTGTCCATTCGAGCAATTTTGAAACTATAACCCAAATAATGCTCAACCCATACGCCACCGACAACCTTTTGCGTATCAACGGCGATTGCACTTAATTTTGCCATTTTAAAAACTCCTTTTTTAAATAACTTTCCTATTTCCAATCCACTCCTTTTTGTCGTAGCAGGGCTGGCATACGAACCAGCCCCAAGCCACGACTATTTAAAAAGGAGAAAACTCTTTTTAAGCTGCAAACTTAACGATTCTGATTGTTACGTTTTCTGTTGCATCACGAGAAGCAGAAAACTTCATATCAGATATACAATCCTGAGACTGGCCGCCCGCAACTCTCTGGCCGTCTGTGTACTTCACTTCGGGAAAGTCGAAAACATAGGCATTGCCCGCAACATCATTAACCAAAAACGCCAAGGACGAGGCTGTAAAGTTCAGATATTTGTCCATCAGTGCCGCCGTTGCAAAATACGCCTTAAGCGTGCCTGTTATATTCAATGCTCCTTTACCGAGCGACAGAGTGTTGCCATTGTTTCCAATGAGTAACCGGCTTCGCAGGTTATTTGATAACTGGAACGAGAATTCGGTTGCGTCAAAATCGGCCTGATTTTCAAGGATTGAATGAACATTATCGACACCGGACATTACTTCTGTCGAAGTCGCAACATCATATCCCTGAGCCGCAGACGCAGCAGCTGATACTTCATTTGCCCCCATAAATGTAATTCCGCCGCCTATCATTGCCTCTGCGGACACGCTTAGCGACACACCGTCAACGCACATACCCTTAAGCAACGAATACACATTGGTTAAATCGGTGTATTTTTTCTCGATATTGAACGATGGGCAGGTTACGCCGTTTTTAATATACGCTCCCTGCTTAATCGTTACCGAGTCGCCAGCCGCTTCATCGACAAGCGTCAAGCCTGAAACCGTGAGAATGTTATTCTCTGTTGTCGGCGAATCGGAATGGGTTATGCTGACAATCTTCGCATAGCCGTTGTTTCCGGCTGTCGTAAATCCAGCGATTTTAACCCACGAACCGACTACCCAGTCCTTGAAATCATCATCGGTTGCACTCTGATACTTATTGCCGGACGCAATGGCCTGAATATCTGTGCCAGTTGCTGTTAATACAGACGTCCAATCAGCATCGGCCATAAGAGCGGCTTTAAGCAGGTCGTCATAAGTGCCATAACTTAGCTCGAAATTGATACCGCCTGACGCAGAAATCTTTGTGCGTTTCAAGCCTGATATTTGACGGTCTGAGCGAATTTCCTTACTGGATTCTGCCGCTGAATCCTGCTTTAATGATTCGCCAGTATGTCGCAGCGTTTGCATATTTCCGCTGGTTACCGCCACTCCAAAAGTTGATTCTGCTATGTATGCTAATTGTACTAAATTACTATCTGACATTTTTGTACTCCTAAAAAATTAGTTTATCTCATCAAATTTAAAGGGACAAACCACGTTGATTTGCCACTCGCTATCAACCCTGCCAATACGTTTAATTGACGGCGTTAAAAACCTTACGCCGTTTACTGTAATTCGCCTGAAAGCCACTTTAATTTTGTCCGCCATTACGATACCGGCCTTATCACCAATTCCGATAGGCGTAAATACCTGAGCTATCACAATGCCGCTTGTTCGCTCCGTCCGGCTGCCTGTGCTGCCGATGCTGACCTGTTCACTGTCTCCCTCTTTAATTGTTAGCCGACACCACATAGAGCCGTCTGCGGGCTTCGTGAAATCCTGATTGTCGTATTGAGTAGATAAACTGTTTGTATCCGCAATAAGCGTTTTAAACCTGCCCCGAATCGTATTTGCCACTGTTTCGTGCGTCATTCTATAGCCCCCTCAAACATTGACCTTAATTCCTCAACGGTTAAGGCAAGCATACCTGTAGGAGCCTGTTGAGAGCTTCCATCTTCAAGAAATTCAATGTAATCAACATTGTTGCTTATCCAAACGATGCTATAATCAGGCAAGCCTGTAATCGCCGCGATACCCTTTGCTACTGTTGCCATTCCATCTTTATCTAATGTTTCAAGCTGGCCAGCAGCAGCCAGGTCGATTGTTGTTTGCCAATTGCCTCTTGCTCTACCGGTATCAACCGGAGTTTTTTCAACCAGCCTTTTCAGAGCCTCAAGGACAATCTTCTTTTGCAACAACGACACTTTGCCCGGTATCGTTTCTGAAAAAGCCTGAATCTCTTTATTGAATTCTTGTAGATTGTTTCCCATTATCGCCTTTTAAATTTCAGGTAGTTCTACTGTTTGGCCTGCCATTTTATGCGTACAGTCGCTTAAAAATTGAATCTGTCCGTTCCTGACAAAACTATGACATCTTGGCTGACAAGCACTTTGATGCACGAGCATTGACGGACTAAATGTTGGCTTTTCGGTATTCCCGTCAAATATCCAATTACACTTAGGATTGCTATGGTTTGTATAGAATAAATGCCCGCACTCACAAGCTGGACAGAAAATCATATAGCCTGCCAGTTCGTCTTTATCGTTTTTTACTGGTACTGCTTTTGCCATTTTTATCGCCTTAACTGAAACATATACAAAGCTATCTGCTGGCCGGTATAAATCGGCATAACCCTAATAATTTTCCAAGTCATATCATCAAAGCAAACCGTCATACTTTTGGCTGGTGTAAATTCTAAGTCTTTGGCCGCAATGCCAGACTGCATATCACCGACTTTTATCAAATCGCCGTCAATATATTTTGATTCATACTCAAATGGCGGTATTATTTTTTTGATAGGGTAAATCGGGTCAAGTCCTGTCGCTTCCCCCTTTGTAGGGTCATAATCTTTTTGAGGCTGAATAACAAAAACCACAGATTTACCGAGCTTTGCAATCAACGCCAAGACCTTAGCCCTGAGCTTTTTATCGAGCTTTGTCGGACTATCCTGCAATCCGGCAAGTAAATCAAACGGATTGATAGAGTTCAGATTATTTCCCGATTCAATGGTCATTATTCCGGTGCCTCAATTTTTGTTTGTATCTCGCTTGTACTGGTAACTGTGTAATTCTGCTGAGATATAGCAGTATCGTTTGAATCATAAACATAGATTTTTCGGACTGTTCGGTCTTTTTCGTACTTATAAGCAAGGCGGCTATACAGCCAATACATCATCTCATCGCCCGCCCAGGTATTTGGGTCGCCAGTCGGTACAGAGAATTTGACTATCACGGGGTCAGTATTCGGGTCGAAAGTTGAATGAGTTATATTGTCATTAACATCGTTAATAGCTGTTTTGATTGCAGGCAGTCCGTAAGTTGGATTCCAAAGCCCCGTTATGACATAGCTATTGACATCTTCAACCTGTGAAGCGGTTGCAACACCGTAAGAAGTCAAAGCGTTTTGAGCCTGGGCATTGACATCCGCTACCGTCAATGTTGAAAATCCAGTTATCTTGAAATCAGATATACCACTAACAGACGTGCCTGCGACCTGAGAAATATCGACCTGCAATTTGCCAGAACCAGCGTAAAGTGAATCGTAGGTATTTGCTGGCAAAACAGTATAATCCTCACGGAAAGCCAAAATTGTGTCGGTTGATACTCCGCAAGGGTCTGTATATGACGTGAATGACAACATTAGATTGCCCGCCACATTTACATCATTGGGACAAAGCGTAAGTGTGGCAAGGCCGTAGCCTGTCAGCGTCAATATGTTATCATTGGCATCGCCGGTTTTTTTAAGCGGCAAGATTCTGTTTTCGCTCCCGATTGCCAACTCACAGACAATATCATTCACGTCAAAGTCGTTATTGTCTGTCAATACCGCTTTGCCGTCCGACCAGTCCCGGAAATGTCCGACTGTGATAGTTGTGGCGGTATTTTGCCGCAATGTCGCTGCTGATACATAGGCTGCCGCCGCCAAAATTAAGACCAATCCTGTAATTTTTAAAATCCGTTGCATTTTCGTTTCTCCATATCATCATAGTATTTTTGTACAGATACATCTGTAAAAATTGTTATTTGCGGATGCCACTTGACATTATTACTGTCGCTAAAATTCCCTACAAGACCGAGTTTGCTATCAGTAATTGTATATCCCCCGGCCTCATTGCACATAAACAGAACAGCAGAGGCTTTGCCGAATTCTCCCCAAATAACTTCATTGGCACTTTGAGTTCTGCTGCTCTGCCCCTGCATATAGCAAAGATTTTGTGTTGTGTCGTATCCAGTAAAGAATCTGATTTTGTCTATCTGGTCTTTGTGTGGATTCTTGCTGTTAAGACCAATAAATAGATTTCCATTATTAGCAAATGTTCCTGCGTAATTCACAGCAGAGGATTGTTCGTAGGTATCAACCTGAATAATTAAATTGTTATTATCGTAAATAAAACCTACTTCGTGCCATTGGCCATCGTCAATGCGACTGGAGTATCGAGCCTCAAAGACAAGACCGTTTGAATCATACAGATAAATTTTCGGCCTGCCGGAAACAATACCAATTTCGTAGCCCTTGCCGTCCGTGCCTCTTTTTTTCATCAGGCCAGAAAACGGTGTTCTGGTATTTACCCAAAAATCAATAGCCCAACCATCAACAATATCGAATTTGTCATTATCAGGTATTTCAACAAATCCCCTGCCGTTAAAAGCAAGACTGTCGAGTATGTTTGCCGCAACATCGAGCGAAATAGTTGCTACGTTTGAATCGCTATAACTGTCATTGGCCTTAAATTTAAAGCTGTCCGTACCGTTCATATCCGTGATAAACCAGACAATATCACCCCAAGAGCTTAAAGTATAAGGCACTTTGGTTATCATACCGGCTCCGCTTTTTGGGTCTTGCAATGTGCCGTGAGCGGGTAATTGAGTGATTATATATTTCAGTTTGCCGGGCGGGTCTGGCTGTCCATCATCGGTTGCGATTAAGGTTATGGCCTCTGTAATATAGGCCATAGCACTGACCGTCCGATTACTGACCGTTGGACTTATAGGCTGGGCATTGACTTGTATTGTAGCCGTGCCGACAGACAGGCCGCCACACGGCGGATTGAAGCCGGTATTATCGTTAGCTCCGACATTAAAAACTACCGTGCCAGTATAATTCGGGTCTGCATTGAATTGGAATGTATTACCCGCTAAATTATGAGGTACAGAGCTAACGCCGGTAATTGTACCCTGATTAGCATCCGGCAAAGACCGTATGCTGTAAGTAATGCTCTGTTCGTCTGTGGCAGTTATGGTAAGCGTTCGGCTCGTGCCGGCCAACATTATCACGCCCGATATATTCTGGATTACAGGCGGGCTGTCGTTGCTATCTCTTGCGAGCCATTCGCTGGCCATAATCGCAAGGTCGCCCGCATCAACATTGCCGCTTTCGTCAATATCAGCCGTAACATCATCGGTTTGCCAGCCATTTGCCAAAAGAGCAAAATCCCGCAAATCAACACAGCAATCGCCATTGCGATTCGACCGTGAAGCAATCGCTCCACAAGCCACTACCAACAAAATTATTAAAATTAGCTTTTTCATCGCGGCTCCGCAACCTCAAAACAGACGTTCATAAATTCAAGATTACGCTGTATCTCTGCCGCATAATTCGGGTCGTTCGGGTCTGGCAGGATATTCGGGTCGTTGAGACATTCTATCACTGCCGACAAAAATTCATTGTTTTGTTGTTTTGTTTCCAGCGTGGTTTTCTTTTCGCAAACAATTTTGCCGATAACTTGACAGCTACTCCCCGGCAAATTCATATCTGTACAAAGGGGCGGAGCGATAGCGTTCACGTCAACCGCAACCTGTCGGACTTCGCAAACATCCGCAATCCGCTGGCGTAATACTTCGTCAATCGTGCCAGTGTATATTTTCGTTGTGAGGTCTTGTTCCATTACTTTTAGCTCGGCAACTTTTTCGGAAAGCTCCGCCTGTCGAACTTCAAGACTATTTGGGTCTGTTGCCAAAACACACACACCCGCGAACACTATAACTACCAAAAAAATAATTATATTTTTCATTTTTTCACCCTACCTGTTCAATTTGTACAATAATTTTTTCATCCTTTTTCGGCTTTTTAAAATCAAGTTTTCCGGGGAATTTCTCTGCAATTTCCTGCATACGCTTACGGACAGTTTCCATATCTTCTGTCCCGTCAACAGGAATTTCAGCAACTTCGCTAACCCGATAAAATGCCGCTCTTAGCTTTGCCATATTAGCCTCTCTCGCAAACGCTGTTATCTGTGAGAAGTGATTTTAAAAGACATTCGACCAAAGAGTATTTTTTGACCTGTGATTTTCCACCTACATAAGTTGTTGATGTTTCTATTGGTCCCGCCTTTGTGCTTTCACTTTTAATGTCCCCAGGCTCATCAATATCACCAAGTAGAGTATCGCCGCCGATAACTTTCAAAGCAAGCTCCGCACAAGCGTCTTTTAAGACCTGTGGAATTACATTGTATTCGATAAGGCAGTTCTCAATGTCGTAAGCTCCCGACCTCGGCCAAGCCAAAGCCTGAGTTGTCGAATACTTTGTACCTCTCCATTTACCGGCGTGTTTTGCGTCAAGATACTGGGTCGCCAATCGCAAAGCTGATTCTTTTTCCGCATCGCTCGCCCCGCTCCAGGCTGTTGAGCCTGAATGCGATAAGTGATAAGCGTCAGCATCCGCAATGGACAAATAGCTTACTGCCGTTGACAACCCTGTGCCCGTTTCTACTACAAAAGTCGCAGCCATTGGACTTATTCCCTTTTGAATGGTTGGTAATATACTGTTATATCTCTCGCATCTAAATCACTACCACCCCTTTTGGTTTCGACAATTGAGGCCGTAGCTCCCGTTAAATTTGCGTCAACAACTAACAACTCAACATTGCCAAGTGATTTTGGGAATGTGAAAACAAAACTTTCCTCATTGGCCAAATTCCCATCGCTCACCGAAACTTCGCCGGTGTTAAGAACAGATAAAGCCAGTAAGGCGGCCTGAACATTTGCAGCATTTATATCATAAGCCAGATTCGATGTTCGTTCGCCCAAATATGACAAAGTAAAATTACCGTCCGTTGCCGGAGCATCAACAGAAAGCGTTTGCACTTCGTTTGCATCGTTGACATCGGAAGCAGTAAGTGTCAACGGTGAAAAAACAGGGATACCCCGATGATTTATATTAGGGTCTATGCTGTCTTTTTCGGTAATTGCATAGCCATACGGCTCTAATACACTGTTGCAATCGGTCTTAGAAAATAGCGTCAGGCCGATGTTGTCTTTGAGTTCTACGCTCCAGTCGGTTTCCGTGCCGTTGGAATCAATAGTAATTCGCTCAATCGTTCCATAAATCGGCTCTGTCGTCAAGCTAACCGTACCGACATCTGTATCGGTCAGACCAAATTTGACCATACCCCATTTGCTTTCGTGATTAGCCGTTGAACCGTCTGGATAACTCACGGTAGCTGCCTGAGCCGTCATACAGCACATCAAGAGTATCAAAACTATTGTGAAAATGAATCGTTTCATATTTACCTCACTTTGTTTTTGTCTTTGATTTTCGTTGTTCCGGCCGCAGATTATTCGGTCTTTGCTTCGGGCATAAAGCCTGCCTCTGTCAGTTTAGCGATGATTGTTTCACGCTTCTTGACATTGGCTGAAAGACCGGCTTTTACTGCAAATTCGGCAATTTGTTCATCGCTACACGTAGCGAAATCAAATACGATATTTGCATTGCCTGTTCCTGTTGAGCCTGTTTCGGTCTTTGCTTCGGGCATAAGTTTATAGCCCATATCAGCCCACTTTTGTTGGTCGATTTTATTGACGATGAGACGGCCTTTTTTGCCATACATTACGATTGTTTCTAAACTTGACATTTTTAAACACTCCTAAATTTTTCGTTTTAAATAATACCCGCCCGCCACAACTTGACAGGCGGGTATTACATTTCTTTTTTGGTTTCAGCCGTTAGCTTTGGCCGCAACCACGACAAGCGAGATTCGGGTCAAGGGTCTTGACACCATACAGGATGTCAAGAGCAACCTTTACAGCCGAGGAATCGCCGACATAGAAGATTCTCGAACGAATCGCAAGGCCGGTTATTGGGTCTGTGATTGTCGCAATCTTCGCACCAAGTTCTGCCCCCATTTCGGATAGTGGGGCGGTTGCCAATGCAAATGCGTTTCTATGGAACGCAAGATTTGCACGGTGCGTGTCGATTCTCAAATCAACAACAGCATCGGCAAGGGCAGCCGCTTTTAATGGCGGTGTGATTGACAACGTAACAGTTGTATCAACCGTTGCATCGGCAGTAATCGCATAACGCTGCGTGTCGCCGGTAATAACCAGTGAATCTCCAGCCTTAAACGTTCCGCCGTTTGTAATTGACTTGACAACGATACTTGTCGCACCTTTTGCGGCATTAGCGTTCAACGCACCGGCAACGTCAGCACAAACACCGCCAGTATGAAGCGGTACGTTCTGGTTTGCGAAAATTTCCATACCAAACTTTGTGCCGAGAGAACCACGCATCAAGGTCTCAAGACCAGCTTGGCCGGCAGTAGCGGCCTGATTAAACGCTGTAAGCCCCTGCAAGCCGAGTTGCAAGTTTCCGTCAACCATATAGTGTAGATTCCCAATATCAGAGACAGGCACTTTATTGTCGAACAGAACCTTATATACTCCGGTTATATCTGACAATGCCGTGCTACCATTGTTTGCAAGGTCGTAATACCAAGGAATGTCTTTGTACTTAGCACAAAGAGCCTGATCAATGTTATCGGCCAATGCGATAGCTGCCGGTCTGATATGCTCAGAGATAATCCGCTCATCTGACCACGCCAATTCTTTATCTGTCAGACTGAACTTGACCTCTTTCCACTGGTCAAGAGTAATATCAACAGACTCTGTTTCCAAGTCCTGAGCTGAGGACGGAGCATTTTCGGCGGTAAATGTTGATGGTTTGCGGATGCTTACCGTCTGACCTTTGCCAAAAGCCTTTCGTTCTGCGTCATATCCACGATGGACACGGCCTGCCATACCAAGAGCCTTTTCAAGCTGTATCAAGGCTTCCTGTGCATAAAAAATCGGGTCATAAATCCCAAGTGATTGTGTCATTTTAAAACTCCTAAAAAACTTTTACTTAAATTTTTTGCCAGCCAACACGTTGTTAGCTTTTTGCAATTTGAAGCTGGCATCCCGCCTTTGTCGCTGCTTCTTTAGCGGCTCTATATTTCTGCGGGTCTCTGGCATCAGCCTGAGACAGAACGTGTACTCCGTTCTGAATCTTAACACCACTGCCTGTTGCACCGCTACCCGATGCACCTGTACCCTCAAAAGCCGGAGCGTATGTATCTTTGGTTTTCATTTCTTGAACAAGTTCAGCAATCGACATATTGCCGGTCTGCCCGGTCGCCGGACTGATTCGCACAACACCGTCCTTATCTACAACCTCAACAACAAATTCGCCGTTTTCGAGCTGCTTCATTCTGACGCTGTTGCGAACGTGCGGCAGTAATAATTCGATATTGCCCTTGTTTTCTGAAATGGCTTTTATCGCAGCAGATTCGACCAGAAGTTTTTCAAGCTGCTTAGTCAATTTGCTTACCGAGGTATCTTTCGCACTAAGTTCCCCTTTGTGCTTATCTTCAAGTTGTTTCTTGATAGCCTCAATCTGTTCTTTGACCTTTCCCTCGGTCGGCAATTCTCCAAGATTCTTAATCTTTTCAAGTGCCGCTCTGGCTGCCTGAGCATCAAGTCCCTCGAATGCTTTCAGGCCACCTAAAGCCGTGTCTTTTGCGGCTCGCTCTGCACTGAGAGCAGATTTAAGACCTTTGACGTTTTCCAGAGCAAAATCATTCACCGGCATCACATCAAGCAAGTATGACCCATCATCTTGTTTTTTGTACTCCGGCCTGATTGCTTCTGGTAATTTGTCGAACGCTTCACTTTTGATAATCGCTGCTAATGCCATAACATATACTCCTTTGGCTTCCCGCCATAACTTTTAAGAGGTTTCCCGCCTCTCGGACTTCCCGTCCTAATTTATTCGTAAGCAGGCAACACACCTGCATTAAACGCTTTATGCGGGCAATAAAAAAAGACGGAGTTAGTGAGTTAGCACTAACTTGCCGTCTTCATTATTCTTGCGTCCTTAACGCTGTTGCAACAACGTCAAGAAACCCGCTTAAAATTTATTTACTTTTTATCTCGAATACTTTCCGCAACATTTTCTATGTTGCCTGCCTGAGCCACATCTACAAAGCTCTTTACGCTTATTACCGCCTATGCCCATTCGCTCTCGCATTGTCTTGGCTTTTCTTAAAAAACTATCAACATCATCAGTGGCTATGCCGTTTTTCTCAGCGACAATCATTTTCAGATTATCGCAATGGTCAGCCATTTCATCATCTGTCGGCTTATGGCCGCCACGAACCTTTGCGAGAAATTCCCGCGTATCTGCCAGTGTCGGATTTACAACTGTTTCGGTATTATTAGTCATAAAACTTATCCTGCTATCCTTGCCAATTCATTCAATGTTAAAGTCTTGCCCCGGTTGTCAACAAAATCGCCGACCGTGATTTTTCCGTCCCTGAATAATTTTGCTTTTCCAATTCCGAGTGCATCATTTTGTATTTCCGCTGATTGATTTTTTAACCACTGCCCATAAGTCAAAGATGTCGGTACTTGCCCATTCATTGAGGCTCTTGTACCCTCTGGAGCTTCTTTAAGATTTATACCAAGTTCTTTCCAAGACTTCAATACAGGAATTTTAGTACATCGACAAGAAAAATGAAAAGGCGCTGCCGGAGCTTCGTCAATCTCGTAAATCTTTCCATCTTCTGCCATACACTGTTCGCAAGTTTGAGTGTCCAGCGTTGCGTGTAGCTGTACGCCTTTGATTACTTCGGAGTTTTCTTTGAATGTTTCTGTTCTCGCAACATCAGAAACGTGGCTCACAGAAGTTCTAACAATAGAACGTAAATTATTTCTTGAAATGTTTAAAATTCCGTCTGAGTATTGAGCTGCCCTTGTGCCTTTTATCCTGCAGACAATCTGCTCAATCCCCTCGCCACTGGTTATACCAAGTGAAATTTGCCGATTGACCTGAAAAGCAGTGTCATCGGCCAGCTTACTAAACCAGTCTTTCAGTAATGCACCTTGCATTGGAGCATTTTCGACAAGAGCGGTTAAAACTTTCGGAGCCGGAGCCGCAAAATCAAGCATAATAGGCGTTGACTGATTGAGCGAATTTATCTGCCAGTCTGATTCGTTGCCGGCAAGGTCTTTGAGATTCTTGTATAAGTGTTGCTCCATCGTTTTGTATTCAGCTTTAACCAATACGCCGTTGTAGCTGAATAGCTTCTGTAGCATCGGTGATTTTTTGGTTATGCTCTGCAAAGAACTTTCGAGTTTTGCTGAAAGTTTCGGCTCAAGACCACTATTCAACAGCTTAACAATGGCCTCGACCTGGCCTGTTTTGTATCGCTCAAGGTACAGAGCGTGTCTTATGGCTCGGTCTGCGATTATCTCATTGACGGTTTTTGGCAGTCGATTTATCATTGCTATTTATTTCTTTTTTGAAGTCCACGCTTTTAACTGTATTTTCTTAATGGGAAATTTCTCGCCTGCGGCCTTGCATTGAGCTATAAATTTACGTTCTTGGTTATTAGGACGACCTGCCGTCAAAACCACTTCTACGTTAGTTTTATTCAAACTTCGGCAAGTGGCCTTAATGACATATTTTTCGTCAATATACTTCGTGGCTTTTTTGTATCCCGCAGTTACAATACTAATCAATCTGCCATAAACTTTTTCCATTTTATCGCCTTTCTTATTCATTATCACCTCTACCTAACATTCCCAAAGCAATGCCCTCAGCTTCAATGTCCTTTTTCTCCTGTTCAATATCAACCGTCTCAGACAATACCGCTCTGCGTTTAATCTCTCGCAGGAATGTTCCCCGCGATAGTTCGCCTGCCTGTCGTGCCTTAATCAAAGCGTCAATGTCTCTTGTTGCTCTTACCGATATTCCAAAGTCATTATAAATATCAACCTTGAAATCTTCCGGTAATTCGTCGCCAGTCCACAGGCAAGCGGCTTTAAATGCGTTTAGCAAGACCAATTCAACCGCTCTAACCCAAGACTGCACTGACGACTGGCTTTTCGATTCATCAATGTCCTGGCTTGTCGCTGTTTGATTGCCTGAGCGGGTCATAAGCGGGTCGAGACCTGCCATAACCATACGCTCCTCAATATCTTTCAAATCCTGCCGGCCTGAATCCGCTGCCGCTCCGGTATGCTCAACATACTTTGCATCGGCCTCAGGATTAGAGCTGCTATATTTCCTGCCGGGACCGATGATAACATTCTTGTCGAGTTCATCCTGTGTCAATCCCTTGAAAAACAACAGCGGAAAACGAATAAACCGTAGAAGATTCTTTTGGTCAGAATATCCCTGCCAATGTGCCAAATTCAGCCAAGCTAAACCCTCAAGCGGCGGATTAGCAGTCATAAATCCGGTCTTATTGACATAGCAAGTAAATAGCGGTATGCCGTTCGGGTAAGTATGCGTTCCCTGCTCGGTCAATGTATATACGCCCTTGTCGTCTGCTGTGTGGACTTCCCAGGTCGTTGCTGTATAAACCCTGATAGTATTTACAGCCTTTTCACCATATACGCCGTCTGGCTCAACGTGCGATTCTTTCCAGCGTATCTGGTCGAGCTTTGGTTTGCCGTCTGTTCCCTGAACTGTACGCCATCCGATAAGATTGTCGGGCTTTATATGAACAAACACAGGGCGAACACCGGCCTTTTTTTCATCGGCAAGGGTTAGTTTCTTTCCGTCCGCCTGAGTAGTCTTTGGATAATCAACAAGAATGTGCGTTTTACCGCGATTAAGACAAGTCTCAAATAGCTCTCTGGCATACTGCGTAATGTCTGTACCCTGTCCATCGCAGTTGTCAACCATCGGAGCTAAACGCTCTGGCAAATCACCCTGAATGCTTACAGGCTTTGAAAACGGCCTGCTTACAAGGTCGTCAATCGTATCACCATAAGCCTCAAACAGAATTGAACGATTAAGCCTGTTATCGTAGGATAGCACTTCCTCTTTCGGCTCTTTCGGTAGCCACTTTTCGCCCGCCGCCCGCATAACAATAGTGCCGCCGAGCAAATCGTCAATCAAAGCCCAACGGAGCAACATTGCATTGTAAGCACTGCAAGGCGTAGCAACGGTATTTTTCTGTATATCAGCCATATTTTATTTATCCCTGTTTAAATTTTGCGATACACGGGCGTTGCAAAAGGTCGTTTTTTAATTCTATTGAAACATCAAGTGCATCTTTTGCGTTTTTATCAACACTCTGTATTGCCTGCGTATTTCCAGCAATAACAGCATTAGTCTCTTTTAAAACCTTAATCAGTTCTCTAATTACCCAGACCAGAATGCCCAGCAGGATAATACATAGGCCGGCGAATCCTAATTGAATCAACGGTGTCATAATTCCAATTGCTTTTTCGTCCATAGGTGAAATCCTTTCGTTATCCCATTGACTCGCTTGTAAAACTGTGAGTTTTGGTTGCTATTTTATACCTTGCCGCATCTGCAATATGGTCTTCGGCTTCGCTATCAACATCTTGCATTTTAGTTTCGTCTCTCGGTAATACTGGAAAAGTACGAATAAACTGTCGGCAGGTATTGAAAATATAAAGCCCCGCACTCTCGCCAGTCATTGAATTTTTTAGCCTTTGACGCATTATTTCCCAACCGTTTATGCGACTGCCCGGTGATTTGTCAGCTTTTGTCCAGCCGATTCCCATTCGTTCCATATCAGCGGCGTAGGAGTTTCCATTTTGAACATCAAAAATTGACGAATCTGCCGCACCTGCTAAAAATGTTTTACCGTAATCCTTTTCAAACTGTTTGATTTTGCGGGCTATCTCTGATGCCACCTCTTTCGTTCCCTCGTTCGGCTTACCGTTCCAGCCGTAAAGCTCTGCAATTAAATACAGAGAACCTTTTTTCGTTGATTTGTGCGTGCCGTCCGCCAGTATAATATCAGAGCCGTCTGATTCAGCCCAAAAACAAACAGCGTAAGGATGAGAGCTGCCCCAGTCAAATGACCTATCAAGCCGCCACGTTGCTGGTATCGTAAATGGTGGTATGACGTGGATTGAGCTGTCCCATACATCGTCAAACATTCCGCCTGCAATAATATCCCAATCACCATAAAGCCAAGCCTTGCGAACTACGCCAGGCTGAGCCTCTAAATTTTTAATGTAGTCCGGGTCATTTTTTAATAGCTCTAAGTTTTCCCATATAGAACCGTGAATGCGTACACGCTCCCTTATGCTTCCCGTCTTTTCGTCCTTTTCCTCGATGATAATACCAGCCGGAACAGGGTCTATAAATCGTGCCTTAACCCAGTTATGACCGACACCGTAAGGATTACAGGTCGCCCTATACCGCCTCGGCATATCAGGATAAGCAGACCTGCATATTGACATCATTTTGATATATAATTTATCGTCAGGCCAACTTGTAATCTCGTCCCAACCAACAAACGGATAGCCTTTGCCGTGAAATTTCCAGTAGTCAGCTTCCTTTTTTGCATACCTGAAATAGAGTTTTTCGCCGGTAGCAAATTCCCAGTAGTGATTTGATTTATTATAAACTGCTGTCGGAAATATCTGTGAAAAATACTCAATCGACTTGTCGATAAGCTCCTCAAGCCGTTCAAATTCCTCTCTGAAAATAATGCCTTTCCAGTGCCGGCCATAACCTTTGCCGACAAATTGAGCAAAATCCATCAGTAAAGAGACGGACTTACCGGGACCGCGTGTCCCCTCATAAAGACACTCAAATATCGGACAGGTCAAGAAAACCTCTTGACTACTGCCCTTATAAGGTTGCCAGACTATTTTTACTGTTTTTTCTGGCTCTGCTGATTTTTCGCAAACTGCGACCATAATTTTTTATCCAACCCGACAGGTACGGCTAATACACCGCAACCCTCAGGCAATTTAAGATTGATATTTTCTTCCAGTAGCCCTAAATGCTTCATTGCAAGCTCAAGGGCTTTGTCTTTTGAATGTAGTTTGAATTTGAACCGCCGTAATCCCCGCTCTGTTTCAATCTCTGATATTTCCTCAATGCAGGCTAATTGCTCCCGCGGGATAGTCGCAAGGTCTTTCATTACCAACTTGCCGCCTTGTATTTCGATGAAGTCAGCTATGTTCGAGAATGTCAGCTTTGCCAGTTCTTCAAGTACCCTGTCGGCCTTAATATCAGTCCTTTTTTCCCTCGCGGCTTTGAGGCTGTCGATAAACTTTTGAATCTTAACTTTTCTTAACATCCTTACTGCCTGTTGAGCAGCAGTTTTTTTGCTATATTTTGCCGCTATTGCTGCCCTTGTAGCATTAAAATCAATAATGTATTCACGGCAGAATGTTTTCTCTTTAAGACTTAGCAGGGTATCTTCTGTCTCATTGGGTTTTACCTGATTTTCTTTTTTCTTCTTTGCCATTTCAAATTTCTCTAAATACGCTATTTCAGCGGAGTTAAGAGCTTTACCGTCTTTCATTTTCTGGACTAAAGCGGTAAATCTCTGCTTCTTGGCAAAATCAGTGATGTCGATAGAATTATCTTGCATATCATTGGTGTTTTGCCGATACTTTTCACTTTTCAACTTTTAAAAACTCGAATATGTCCGATGTGCAAAATGCTCTAACGAGTGCAAGTCGTTATTGCTGGCGGATTATCTTGCCGATACGCCGCCCGCATCGGGCTTTATTTATTCTTATGTCAACAGCCCTACGGTCGGAGTTGAACCGCCAATTTCCCGCTGGATTGCGGGGCGTGATACCGTTTCACCAGTAGGGCATTTAGGATAAGGTTTTTTTAACTTTTCAATTTTGATTCTCATTTCGGCATCTAACGGGTACAAATACCGATGTTTTAGCGGTGTCGGAACATATCGGGCATCTTCTTTTTTCAATCTGCCATCCTTTACCGCTTCCCTGAAACTCCGGGGGTGCATTATTTTCCCTTTTACCTCTGGGAATTTCTGTATTCCCGTGTTACCGGCATATATCCAATTTCCGCCCTGATATATGCCGCCGTGGTGTCCTTTCCCGCTATCTGCAAACGATACCACAAGTTTTAAGCCCGGATTCGTTTTCTTGAGCAAATTAAGAGTTATCGAAAGTATTCTGGTAACGGACGTTTTATGGCTTTTCAAGGCAACCCTTACCAGCTCGCAACCCTCGGTATTCGTCAAGCCATACTGGCTAACCAGCTTGCTACACGCTCCACGCCCGAAAATTACAGCCCCTATGAACTTTTCATCTTCCCATACCCCGTATTTAATCAAACTGCTTGAGGGCATAGCTTTAGAGTAATGCCAATTCATTACGGCATATCTTGCAGCCTGATAATTACACGGTGCAACCAGCAACTTTGGCATTATTTTTTCTGACATCAAATTCCTTTTTGCAAAAAGGACACATAACTATTTGCGGATTCAATTCATCAAGCCTTGTCTGGTCATCTTCCGGCTTAAAATCTACGGCCGGATCCAAATCTTCAATTGTCAAAAACCCCGCGGCTTTCCTTAACTCCGGCTCAAGCTCTGCCAACATCTTGTCCAGAGCCGCTGTGTCGAACTCTGATAGGTCAGTGGAACGATTATCGGCTATGGCTAAGGCTTTCCGCTTATCATAATCCGTTTTCAGGTCTGTACGCTTGACTACGACAAGCTCTGTACCGTCTGATTCGATGATTTTTACTGG